GTGGTGGTGGACTCATTAAAGGGTTCCTAAACCACCATGCTCCACCCAAATCTCCATAAGTATCTGTAACTAACCTAACGCTTCTAACCCTTGCTTCAGCACCACTAGAGAGTCCTAATAGAACAGTATTAGTAGAATTTGGAATATATCCCCAAAATTGCCCCTGTGCATCATCTGTTAATGATCTAATATCAATATTTAAAACATCAGAAGATGCTGAATAATTGCTAGGTAAACTAACCGAAGTATTATATGGATTAGCATTAAATGTAGATTCTACATTATTAATATTACCTCCCTTATGGTTGGGACGACATATTCTAATACATGCTCGTTGATCACCACCACCATAAACACGAACCGTTTCACCTGGTGTGAAAGTACCGCTGTTCATTCTAATTTCCAAAAGTTTTGGAACAATATCAATTCCACTAGTACTATCAAAGAATGGGTAATACCTAGTAACTGGTTTTAGTCCACCAGCCTCAAAACCAACGTTCCTTGAACGCATATGAGGATCTGCTTGTCTACTAATTTTAATAGTTTCAATATATTGGTCCGGTTCACCAGTTTCGTTTCTTACACCACCACTTACATAAACATCTCTTACCCAACTATCAGATTCTGGACGTAATCCTACCCGACCCTGGAAATCAATCATATTAAATGGGTTTACATTCTCAACCCTAGATGCCAAAGGTTGCTCTATCCACTCAACTTCATCATATTTTAATGTAATTAGATCACCTGTTTTTTGTACATTAGGATCTAATAAATCTAAATTAGATGAAAAGTCAGCAGTTTGATAATCAGTTGATTCTTTTAATGCTAATTGTGGTTTAAGAGAATATATGTTCAAAGGAACATTCATTTCTCTCTTATGACCATTAATATCAACAGTACATTCTGGATTACCAATATCTAATAAATTAACATCTTTAAAATCATCTACAAAGAATCCAGACTTAAATCTAGAAAGACCACTTGCATCTTGAACCTGTAAAGTTTTTGTATCAAGTTCTAATAGACTTAATGATGTAACAGTCTCTAAAGTATCAACTCTATCCTCAATTTTACCAATATCTCTCATCGTAAATCGTCTATTATCCTTGACAAGTATTATTGCGTCATCTGGATTATAAAGATATGCTGGAAGATTAATGGTAGCAATATCCATTGCACCTTCAACATTTGTTGGTTCTTTAGGATTTAAAGCAGATATGCCCTTAATTACAGAGAAATTCCCATCAATATCAAGAATTAATTTATCAGTTCTTGGTAAATAATGTTCATACCCAAGAATTGCACTCTCATTTGGTGTTGCCACCATACCGAAAAGTGGACATCCTGTTTTCCAAGTTGCTCTTGCGGATAATTGGAATGGAGATTTATCGGTAGCTGTAAATTTCCCTACTCTTGGTCTAAAATCTAAAATATCAGATGCTCTAATACCACTTGTCAATACTGGTATATCAGTACCATAATTACTACCTGTATATGATTCTACAGTAAATACATCACCAGAATCATTAGTAGGAGCATCAAATACATTATAAACTACTGTTATTCTTCTATTTGGTGATAAGAAATCACCCCTTCTTACTATTCTAGAATAATCATAAAACTGTTCTTTCTGTCCCTTATCGAGAGTAAATCCATCACTAATGTTTAGATAATTACCCAATAAAACATTTACGATAGGACTAGTAATACCAGATTCTTGGAAAGAAGCTACCTCTCCTACTGTAAATTTATTTGAATTTAAATAAACAAATTCAATTTCAGTGGCTGAATTTCTACCAGTTAATTGGGCAACTGCTCCACTGTCAGCACCAATAATTTTTTCACCTATAATTGTATTTGTATCTAATCCCAATCCAGATATAAAGGTTAATCTGTCGAAAGTAGGATCTAAGGTGTTTAATGATTCATATACACCAACTACATTAACTACATCTGGAACATTCAAACAAATCTCTTTATCTTGAACTCTAGTTCCATAGAATTGACTTGTACTTAGTCCAGTAATTACTGTAGAGACACCAACAACAGTATTACTAATAGTTACCTTTTCACTTCTAACAAAATTCTTTTGCTTACTTCTTAATCCTACTTTTCTTACTGTTGAACTAAGAACAACATTAGATTGGTTAGCAAGTAATCCATCAATATCAATATTTCCTCCACCATTTGATGATATAAAATCACCACTATCAATAGCAGCAATAGTAGTATTATCATAATGTACAGAATATCTTTCAGCATCAAATGATTCATAAAATGAACTACTAAGACCAGTAGCACCAACATCCGCAGATAATTTTCCAACGTTACTGGTAGTACGTCCTACCAGATGTATTGTTACTACTAAACTAGAATTTGACAAATTCAGATCAGAAACATCACTAGATCCTAATGGAGCATATAACCCTCCACCTTGATTACTAACTGTTTTACCTCTTAATTTTTTGAGAGATGTTTCGATTGTAGAACCAGGAAGACTACCATCAGCAACCCCTATAACATCAGTAACTGCAGTAATAGTAGCAGTAGTTCCATCAGCAGAAACTGAAGCAACTTCTCCATAGGTTGCTGTTGATAAGCCAGCTACAGAATAACTTACAAAATCACCATTCTTCAGTCCTGTGAAATCGGCTCCAGTGGCAGAAGTCATTACACCACCAGAATTTATAGTTGCTTTATCACTATCTCTCCATCCCCTTATAGTCTTTTCTTTCATCACAACATCGGCAACAAAATCAGCAGAATATCCACTAACAGTTGATGTATTATGATAAACGCTTACTGCATCATTAAGTCCGAATGGCGTTACTACTATTAAAGTTCTCTTAAGTGATGGGTCTTCATTAAAAATAACTTCTTCACCAACCAAGAAAGTACCTGAAGTTTCTGAAAGGTATTTAACTTGAGTAGTGGCACCAGAATGAACTGCAACGTATCCTGTAGCACCACTCTTTAATCCCCTTATATAAGTACTATTAGGACAAAAAACATTAGATATTGTGTCATTAAATGCTAATCCAGTAAAAGTCTGAACATCAAATAGACGTAAATCCCATTCAGTAGAAGCACCAGTATATGGAGCATCACTTACATTAAATGAATATACCTTAGCAGTACATATAAAAGTACCATTCGCCGCAGATGTACTGTTTTTTCTTTGACTATGTAGATTTACAACTGCATTAGCACTACCTAATGCCACAACAGGTGTTCCACTAACATTATTAACCTTAATTAAGCTTCCTATTTCCATAGAAGCTAGAGAACTACCAACAGCCCTCTTATCTCTTGGTTTATCAACATCTAATACAGTAGTTCCTGCCTTATCAACATCAAAACCTCTTACATAAGCCTTTCCTGATGAAACCTTTACGCACATTAAATCATCACTAGGAGTATTCAATTGTTCAGTTACTTGAGTTCCTAGATAAATTCCTTCATTAGAAATACCATCATTTAATGAATTTTTTAATTCAACACCAAAATTACCAACAGAATAATCTCCAGATTCTTCAAAAGTTCTCTTGGCAAAATAATCTTTAATTATAGAATATTGTGATTTATCTTGTAATTTCTTAATTTCACCACCATCAAGTTTTATTAATTCAACAAAAGTTTTGTCATTATAATCACTTAATGGTTTTTTAGCTAAAACTGTACTAATTTTTAATCTATCTGCACCTGGTGCGGCATAATTAGAATACCCTCTAGCAGTATCATATAAAGAATCATCTTCTTTAGCAGTAACAATTTCTTCTAAAATATTTAAACCAACCCTATATGAAGGTGTATTTGTATATGAATCAAGAACTATTTTATCTTGTGCTACATCTACAAAAGTACCTCTAATGAAATATACACCTGTTGTAATTCCAACAGCACAACCAATTGCTGAAGCTCCTAAAGATATAAGAGTAGCTACAGTATTTCCAGAATTAACTGCAGTATTTCCATAAACAAAAGACTCATCTGTTATTAATTCTTCACCATCTTCTAGTGTTTTTACTGTATTATCACCACCAGAACTTAAATATTTTACATAAAGTGTAAAATCTGTAACATCAGATGATGAACCTGCTAGAGCATAATTATCAACAGTTACAGTAACACCACTAGACTGACCTGTTAATCTTATCCCTTTTAGTTTATCTGCATATAATGAAACTGGAATTCCCTGATGACTATCATTTATCTTAATTGAATAGTATTCTGGATCATAATTAAGACTTCCAGGGATCACCATTGATCCTTCTTTGAAGATATGACTACCAAACGAAGACACTTGCTCCTGGAGCATTGTCTGAAGAGTAGTTAACTCTCTTGCCTGTACGGGATGTCCTGGCTTAAATAAGACTTTATAAAAATTATTATCCTTATCAAAATCATCATAGTAAGGACTTATATTTAAATTAGTTTTCTGTGGCATTTTTTAAAATTCCAAGATGATTTTAATGTCTTCTTTTTGTCTAGAATTACGTGAAATTAATGATCTATTGTTTAAATAAACAATTTCACCTGATCCTTTATTTATCTCAGGACTAGCAAGACCTGCTGAGAACTGAGTGTCTAAGCTAATAAGCTTATTTCCCGTGGGATTTGTAGTAATTCCAGAAAAATTAGTATCAATCGATCCAGAGAAGCCACCTGGACTTGTTATAGCATTTGATGAAGATTCGAAGGGTACAACAGTAGACATAGTTGTAATTCCTGCAAAATCAGTCGAATCATTAGTAGCGGCATTATAAAATAATGACCTGTCACCCCAATACTTAAGAACCATAGTATCAGCATCATATGATGCTGTATATCCCTTAGCAGTACCTCCAGTTACAGTCTGATTAATTTCAACTCCAACTGTTGGAATAGTTCCACTAGTAGAAGAGAATTTAATAGCATTCAAAGATGAAAACTGATTTTCAGTAAAGACTGAGGTTGATCCTATTGATGTTGGATTTTTTACAATACCAATCTGAGCAAATTTTGTATCTACTGGAAAATCTTTTGATGAATCATCAAATCTGGCATATACTAGAATCTTATCTGTCCCTAATTCTTTATATAAATCATGTCCATGTCCTTTAGAAGGTGGTATAATTGGAATTAGATTGGCAAAGGAACCTTGAGCATTATTGGCAATATTTTGATTAATTGATCCCAGATCAACTTGACCATAAGTATAACCGTTTCCACCTGCTGATACAATTGTTTTGGTTATTTTACCACTAACAACATCCACAACAACTTTAGCACCACTACCATCACCTAAGATATTAAGCTCTTGACCTAATCCACCAGAATAACCAAATCCTTGATCATCAATATAAACCGTTTTAATTTGATTATTATTGAGTGTAGCATCACCATTTTCCCTGACAGATTGTATTGGAGCATCAGTAGATGATGACCAGTCATTAGGCACAGAAATATAATCAGTAGAATCAAATTTGATAATATCACTAGGAGGTACTGTAAAAAGATACTTCCAGATATACCCATCACCACTTTCACCTGCTCTAGATGGTTCTAAATCAGTAAATAATGGTTCATCTTGTGAAGCATTACCTGTGGTTGAAATTCCAGAAGATCCATTTTCAATACAAATATAAACTTGGAAGTTCTTATTCATTACATAATAATTCGCATCATATAACCTAGATGATTTTGTTATAGGTGATTGATTTGAAATATTATAATCATGACGATACATTTCATATCTTGTTCCTACCGTCCAATTAACCCGTCTAATTAATCGTCTCACGTTAACACTAGTAACTTTCTTTCCAAAGATAGTAGTGTCACCTACATGGTCAAGATTATCAAAGCTGTCTACTGGATTTGGAAGATTTGTATTCCAAGTAGTAGTTCTACCAAAACCAACAGTAGATGGATTTGGCAGTCCTAGAAAGATATAATAAGAATTTGCAGAATTCTCTACCGTCTCTACGAAATTGTTCGCGTTAAGAATTCTAAATTGATCGGTTACAATAGCAGCCATTATTACCAGTTTTTCCTATATTTATACTACAAATTCTTCCTTAAGGCACCAGTATCTCTTAATCCATAATCTCTTCTCTGAATTGTCGGGAATGTAGACAGTCCAGAATCAATAGTGAGTCCTGTTACGCCAATAGAAATAGGTGATGATGACCTAATGATATTACCAATAGAACCATGACCCCATAGTCTACCCCAAGAGTAATTCCCAACTCCAGTTATAGCAGTTCCAACAGTAGAAATACCAGTGATATTTATTCCTGAATGTACATTACAAGTAGCTATTCCAGTAGATGTATTAACATCACTGATATAGTAAATGTTGTCACAGTAGGTAGTACCTATCCCAACAACAGCAGCATCGGTACTATCAATAGATGTTACTCCATGTCCAACATTGGTATTAAAGACATGAATTGGATAACCGACTTCTAAACCTACCGCATTAGTAAGTGTAAATTTAAGAGCAAGCGTTGCTGCTCCAATACCAGTGGTTGTACCAATACCAGTAATAGCTCCAGCAGCTCCAGTTACAGTACGTATTTCATTAACATCTTCTACTCCACCTGTTGGTGTATAAGCAAGAACTTGTGGAGCAATAGTATATCCTAAACCTGGATTGGTTATCGTGATTGGAGTGGATAATGCTCCATTAGTAATCGTAACCGTTGCCGTAGCAGTAGATCCGATACCAACTCCAATTCTAGGTGG